CTTCTTGGACTCTAATATCAGCTCTAGTTATGAAATGTCGGGGCATAAGAGCAATTCTTCCTTTAACGAACAGGATAGAACCGATAGGAGCTGATGCTCCAGGGAAAACTAGTGAATACGTGTTTCTCTTGATAACTTTTTGCACGATATCCAAGTTGTTTTGATCTACATTGGCCTGACTTTCCAGCAACGCTTGAGGTAGCACGGCAGCGGTGCGGAGCGACTTCAACTCTTTTGTAGATCTTGGTTTGGGTCTATTTTGTTTTGAGGTGTTTTCTTTTTGGGACTTACCAGAATATTCCTGTGCGTCAGCTGAAGGTGAACTGAGCGAGGAATACAACATGTAGGTAGCTGTTAAAATAGGAACAGCAGCGGCACCATAAGTTACGATATCCTTTGCTATCTGAGGTAAGGAATTATATCGTTCTGTTAAGTATGTCTTAAACTTGTTGTAGGCTTCTTGGGCGCTATCAAACAACGAGGGGTCATGTTCGACTACGTAAACCTTAGAAATAAGTTGTAATATGGATGCACTATCGTGACAATCAGTGCATTCAAGTTCCTCTTCTACCCTAGCCAGAATCTTGTTTATAACAGCTGGCCGGGGAAAAGGATCTCCGGTAAGGTCGGCAATGTGTTCTATAACTGCCAACCTATGTAAAATGGGGCTTTGACTAAGAGCTTCATAATAAGGATAACTCTCCTTCTTCTTATAAAATAAATCAACGAAACCTTGAGGGTTATACGTCAATCTTGTACTATTTAAGTCAAGAAGAAGTTGGTCGTGTCTATTGGCTTTCATCTTAACAATTTCAAGCGTTTTGATTAAGACGTCTTCAAACGTCATTATACGACCAGTAGGCATTCCTGTAACGGATGCCATAAAGTCTATCTCATGGAACTCTTCTACTTCAGGGAGTAGACTAGTAGTACCTGTGACCCCAATAGGAAGTTTGGATAAGTCAAGCCTGCGAGACCACAACGATTCAGTGGTTCCCGGCTTACAGTACTCAACCTTGGGAACAACGTCGTAAACTAAGTCACAACGTCTTTTAGCGGCTTCCACTTCAACGATACTTTCAACCTGGAAATCTCGTCTATTCGTGTTTATAATAACCACACGAGAACAAAATCTGGTATTTCCTTTCTTATCAATGCTTGCCATATGGAGTACGTATTCAAATAACGAACACATGCGGATTAATTTCATCCACTCACAGTCGGCGTTTCCGGCCACATCTTTAACTTGGCCGATGTCGTCTATATAAGTGAGATATTTATCGCTATTGTAACCTTCCCAGTAAACATTTTCTGACTGGAGGTTGAAGATAAAAGATTGGGGGTCTTCTTTAAGCTGTGTACGTTTCTCTTCTGGGACTATTTTTTCTAACAAAGCCATAGCAAAGTGAGCCATAAGATTGGACTTACCCACTCCTGGGGGACC